AGGAGATGCAGCGCTGTTTTGTACCGGGATGAAACACCACGTTCTTCGTGCAGACGCGGTTTTCCGTTTCCACCGTCAGGCGTATGGGCGTATCCCGCGTGCACTCCACGCACAGGTACAGGCGGAAGCCATGCTTCTGCACATCATTCGCGCCCAGATCCTGCCAGCCGCTGATCCAGCGCATGGGCTGTGCCGACCCGGTGCGCATGCAGTCTTCCTGCCATTGCCAGATGCGGCCCGGGGTCTGCGCACTGGTAAAAAACAGCGCATCCTCCGTTGGCAGAAAGCTTTCCACCGCTACGTCATCACGCAAAAGCCATGTGTTTTCCCTTGTGCTGAACAGAAGCACCGCGTTGTTGGTCAAACTTCCGTCCAGCGGCAGGGCGCAGTAGTAGGTGCCGTTCCACAGGCAGGCGGCCGCCTCGCCCAACGCATCCGGGTTGATGCGTTCAAACACCTTCTGCGCGCATTCCTGCTGGAAGGACGCGGCGCTTTCGCCGTCATAGCAGCACACGCCGTCCCGGCCCAGCATCAGAATGCGCGCGGTATCCACCGCAACCGTCTGCGGGCAGGGTGTGCCCCCGCCGTACTGTTCCTTGAACACATATTCGCCGGGATTGGTGCCCAGCACGCGCCAGACGCGCGTTTTCTTAAACGCAATCAGCTGGCTGCCAAAGGAAGTAAGCGCCGTAAAGCTGTCGCCATCCCATGAGGGCTGCAGCACATCGCCTGCGCCATCCTCGGGGATTTCCGTATTGGGCGACCAGTCAAAGGGATCATAGGGTGCGGAATACACCAGCAGATCCGGATCATCCGGAATGCCGCCGCCCCAGATGCGTTCGGCATAGCGTGCGATGACGCCAAACTTTTTGGGGGTGGCAATGGCGCTGACGGCCATGTTATCACCCCGGATGCAGATCATGCCATCCTGGGCGTTGCTCATCAGCAGCACATCCACAGGCGCATCCCGGTCCGCCACGTTGATTTCATATGCCGCCCAGCTCCATACATCGCTGAGATAATTCCGCTGGGTCCATCCATAGGGCATATCCAGCTTCGTCCAGGCTTCACTCTGGGGCAGCATCCAGTACAGCTGGCCGCCTGCAGCGGCGATCAGCACCTCATGCTGGCCGTCCGGGGCATACCAGCGGCGGTACAGCCGTGCCAGCGTCTGAATAGGCGCCGGTGTTTCCGGGGCAAGCAGCGTACATGCGCCCATGGGACGCAGCATGCCCTGCGTTGTCAGCGCGTTTACGCAGTCCGCTGCATAGCGCGGATCCATGCCCACGCTGTCGCCGTACTGCAGCAGCCCTTTGCACTCCGGAATGCGCACCGTAGCGCTGGTACTGTTTCGCATTACATAGGCCATCAGGCCATCTCTCCTTTCAAATGGGGTCTTACGGAAGCCTCCGGCGGGCCAAGAGAGGCGCCGCCTCTCTTGGCAATCTCTCCGCTTAAGGTCTTCGCCCTTAAGAATCACATCATTTTTACATAGGTATATGATGAATATGTTTCCCGCTCTGCGAAAGCCGCAGCCTGCTTTCCACATCCTCAAAGGCTTTGCGGAAAGCATAGCCACGGTTCTGACGCTGGGCGCTGCCATTGCGGCAGATGAGCCATGTGGCCCAGTCTGCAATGGCCTGATGCGTCCACTCCGGCAGGTTGGGCGTGCTGCGGTCATGCGAAAGCGGCGGGCAGCCGCCGTCCAGCTCGCTTACATGGCGGCCATAGGCAGCCATGACCAGCCGGTCATAACCCTCGTTGATATAGCGGGTCAGATAGGGCAGAAAGTCCTGCACATCCTCGGCGTCGCCGCCGATCTGGAACATGACCTGCTGTTTGATCGCCGAAAGATCCATGCAGATCCCTCCTTACAGATTGGGATAGCGCTGCTTAAGCTGCATGAACACCGGTACCTTCACATCCACGTACTCGCCGCGGCGGATCTGGGTAACCTTGCCGTTGATGATCACGTTTTCGGTCTGATCAACGGTTACTTCAGTGCCGGTTTCCTCCGCCAGCGGCAGAAAGATGCGCACGGTGGGTTCGACAACAACATTGGTTTTCTTCATATTTGATATCTCCTTTCTCAATAGCCAGTAACTCGTGCATCCGGCAAGCCGGGGGCCGTTGCTTGGCCCCCGGCGGCCTTAGATGCACCAATCGGCACCCCCTTTGACCGCGCTATGCGCGGTCAATCCGGGGTCCAGGGGCACTGCCCCTGGTTAGGCGCTTGTGCCATGCTCCACACGCACGATGAAGGCGTCCTGCAGGATAACGCAGGTAAAGCCCTTCACCTTCCACGCGATGGTGCCGCGCTGTTCCAGAGGATCAGCCGCACCGGAAGAGCCAGGCGGGTTGATGATGATCTTGACGTTCTCGCCGCCCATGCCCAGTTCAATGTCGCCATAGGCGTTCTGGCCATAGATGACCGTGCCGTACACGGGCGCGCCATCCGCACCGCCGCCGGCGGGGGTGATGCTGCCGGACACGCCTCCTTCGGGCATCCAGCGGAAGATGATCTTCTTGTTGGCGGCGTCCACGCGGTCAATGCACATGGGCTGAGCGCCCACCTGCACCAGCTTGCCGCTGAGCTCGCGGGCGTCATCGGTGGTCAGGGTTTCGGATACCGTCACACAGCGGCCTGCCTCATCGCAGGCAGCGATGGTCAGCTTGGCCGTGGTACCAAACAGATAGGCGTCGCCCTTGAACACCTTGGCGTTGGTGCTTTCAAAGAACTTGACCTTGTACATGCAGCCCAGCTCGTAGCGCTCGATCTTGTCCTTGTCCTGATACTTGGCCACGTCGATCCACTGCTCGTCGGCAGTCAGGTCGTAAATGGCGTCGGGATGGACGATGGCGTGATAGAAGCCGTCCTCAAAGGGCTGGCAGTTGTTGCGGCGCAGGGTGCGCACGGCCTGCTTGATCTCCTCGGGGGTCAGCTTGTCCGCAGCGGAAATGGCGGAGCGGGCGGTCTTCTTGTTGGCGTACTGCACGTTCATGCCGGCGCACAGCGCGTCGCGGCAGATGGTATCCAGGCTCAGCACCGCCTGATCGGACAGCAGCTTAGCCACCTCCTGGTGCATGTTGTCCAGCTGGTAGAAGTTCAGCTCGTCCGTCAGCTCCACATGGCGGCCGTAGGGCTTGACCATGGCGGTGAAGGCGGTCTGCTTGATCTCCTGACCGGCAGGGGTGACGCCCTCCTTGAGGGGCTCGGTGCAGGCCTCATAGGGAATCATGCGGCGGAACTGCACATGCTTGCCGTTGTGCTCGGGCAGGGTGCGCTTCTGGGCGTCGCGGCCGTGCACCATCTCGGGACGGGCGTTCTCCACCAGCGTGCGCTCGTAGTAATCCACCACACCCGGGGCAACGCCGCCGGACGTGGTCATGTTCATGTTGTCAAAAAGAGCCATTGAGTGTCCTCCTTTGATGTTGTTTGTTTTGGTAAGGGACGTGCAGGGGCTCCGCCCCTGCACCCCGCCTAAGGGGCATTGCCCCTTAGGAATTCCGGGGGATGAGAACGTTTCACGGTCTCCAAGGCAGACGGCGTGCAGCCATCCTCCCGGGTGGCGTCGGAGGGGCCGCAGCTCCTCCGACTATGATCGTATCCGGCGGCGTCGCCGACGGGGCGGGGAGTTTCCGCGCTTGCGCGAGAAATTCCTCAGCATCCGGCGAAAAAAACGCGAAGCGAGTTTTTCCGCCGTCCACGTCAGTACCTCATATCCACCTTGGCGCCGCGCTTGAGCATTTCGTTGAGCTTGGAGAACTGCTGATCGTTCATGCCGCCGATGTTCATGGCGCCTGCGCCGCCGTTGGCGGTGCGCACAGGCACGGGCGGCTGCTGGGCGGGCTGCAGGTTCTTCCACACGTCGATGAAATCCCACTCGCCGCGCAGAATGCGGGCGCGGATTTCAGGATCGGTGTTGTACAGCGCCATCACGTCCGTCTGGGCGACGGCCTGAATGGTGCGCGCCTGAGCGATCAGCTCCTGCGCGCGCAGTTTGAGGGTGATGTCCTGCTCGGTCTGCTGGGGCTGCTGCACGGCAGGCTGATGAACCTGCACGGCAGGCTGCGTCTGCGCAGCGGCGTCCAGCATGGTTTCCATGGTTGCGGTGTTGTTTTCCATTGGGTTTCCTCCTTTTCTGTTTGGTATGAATCAGGCATGCCCGCGGGGAGCTGCCCGATCCTGACGCGCGTTTGGCAATTTGCCTCCGGCGCAGCCATTGTCATGGCCATGACATGGGTTGGGGTATCAAAAAAGCGGGTCAGACAGGCGGTTCGCTGTCCTTCTCCGCTTCGTTGATCATGTTCTGTTCGTCCAGCCTGCTTTGCATCTGCCGGATGGTATCCTCCATCTGCGTTCGTTCCTCAAGCAGCTTTTCCACCAGCTCCTGCCGGCGCTGAGCGCTCTGCTGCTGACGGCTCATCAGCCCGTCCGCCTGTCGGCACATTTCCCTGAGCTGGGCGTTTTCGACAGGCAGATTTTCGTTGTCGCGAAGCACGGGCAGGATGCGCTCCTTGCCCTCCACCTGCAGCAGTTCAAACAGCGTGCTCAGCGGGAAATGCTGCCCGGCCTGCGCGCTCATCTGGTAGGCCTGCAGCACCAGCTCGTTCTGCGCCTGCTGCCTGAGGGGATTGCGGCGCTGCACCTGTACCTGCACGGTATAGGGCGGCGTGGGAAAAAGACCCTGTCCGAAAAGGCGTTCAGGGCTGGCGCTCACCTCGCGTCCGGTGATGAACAGCACCCTGCGGCGGTCATAGAACTGGCTGATGAGCCACATGACCTGCGTGACCATCTCGCGGAAGCCCTGATTGAGCCCCTGCGTACGCAGGCGGGTGATTTTGCCGCCTGCCTCCTGCAAGGCGCTGATGGCGCTGGCAGCGGTTACGCCGCCCACCGTTTCGCCGCGGGCAAACTGGTTCTGTCCGCTGTCCTGCTTGATATCGGCCTGAAGCTGCATCATCTGGCGCGTGACCATGCCGGTAAAGGGCTGGGTCTGCAGCCACTGCAGAGCGCTGGGATCGATGCGGTCGCCCTCGACCACGTCGGTTTCCCAGTTCATGAGGGCCTCCTTGTCGATGCCCGCGTTGCGGTCGATAAGCAAGCGTCCCTTGGAGGCCATGCGCAGGTTCATATCGATGTAGCTGGCGTAGCGGTTGACATAGCGCATCATGGGCGCAAGCTCCTGCACCAGACCGTCGCCCACGGGCAGGCCCTCGATGGGCGTGTACACATCCAGAATGAAGGGGTACATGCCGTGCCGGTACACGTCCGTGGTGTTGGAGAGCAGCGCGCCGCCGGCCAGATAGGCCACATTGACGGTGTAGCGCCGCTTCTGCGCATCGTAGAGGCGATACCAGTACTCGATGAGCATGGCGCGGTTTTCATCTGCGGGACGGACGGCCTCCTGCGCGGCAGCCATGCCAAGGCCGCTGTACTCGGCTTCATCGCTGCCGATTTCCAGATACTGTTCGGGGTAGTGCTGTTTGAACCAGCTCATGGGATGCCAGCTGATTTTGAACACCGCGCGGCCATCCTGCAAATTTTCGCAGGACGGATCCCACAGGAAGGCTTCAATCGGCCAGCGGATGAGGGCGATATTGCCGCGTCCGCCGTCCAGATCGCGGTCCCACGCCACCTGTGTGACCGCCGTGCCGGTAGAGAAGCAATCCTCCACGCGGCGGCGGTGCAGGGCTTCAAAGTCGTTGGAGGCCAGCACATGGCGCACGATGTCGCTCAAATCCTCGGCCACGGCCTCCAGACCGGCGCGTTCGGGCAGCAGCAGCGCCTCGGGCATGTTGTCCATCTGATCGGCCACGCAGTTGTTGAAGGTGGATTTGAGGGTCTGCAATTGCAGGGTGCGCTTGTCCTTGCGGCGGGAGGCCGTCTGCGCGTCCTGACGGGGATCCTGCAACAGCAGGATGCTGCGCGCCTCCTTAGCGCGTTCGTGGATTTCGCGGCAGCCGTCGCGCCAGATGCGCAGCCGGCTGTAGGCTTCCTCTCGAAGGTTACGTTCTTCGGTACTCATTGGGGGCTCCTTTCCTTAATCGTTACGCTCGCGGTACGGGTCGTACACGGCGGCGGCACGTTTTTTCTCCCTTGCCTTGACGGGTCTGGCCATGCAGAAGTAGCGCGTTTCATCGTAGATGTGGTCCTCCGCCTCGGAATCCACATCCTCCACG